GACGGCTGACGCCGCGGACCCCAGGCGCACCAGCGCCGGCTCGAGGCCGCGCTTGCGGAGCTGCGCGATCTGCCAGTTAATCTCGCAGGTGACGCTCCAGTAAATCTGGCGGTTAAACCCGCGGCGGGCCCAGGAGGGCCGGCGGTCGTGGACCCATGACATTGAGATCACCCAGGACAAGTTTACCACCCGCAGGGGTGGTTTTCCATTACCGGGGCCAGGTGCCCCGCAGGAGGTGTGGCTAGATGCCACCGAGACTATGGATGTTCTCATACCCGTTCCTCGCCCCTGATGATGGAGGCGGCGATGGCGCGCCCGCCGGGAGCGGAGCGCCTGAGCAGAGCGGGGCGCGCACCTACACCGAGGAATACGTCAGGGCGCTTCGTGCGGAGAGCGCCGGATACCGCACCAGGGCCAAGGGCCTAGATGAACAGCTGGCGGGCATCCGCAAGGCCTTCAGTATCCCGGACGGACAGGATCCGGACTGGACGAAGGTGTTGTCCGACCATGAAGCCACACACAAGACGGCCCTGGAGGCCGCCGAGAAGAACGCCAAACAAGCGCTGCTGCGCGCCGAGGTGCGGGCCCTGGGGGCCGAGCTCGGCGTGGTGGACGCAGATGTTGTCTGGCAGCTCGTGGATCTGTCGAAAGCGCAGATCGCCGACGACGGCAAGATCACGGGCGTAAAAGAGGCCATCGAAGCGCTCCTCAAGGACAAGCCGTTCCTCAAGGGCTCGACTGGAGCCAAGCCCGGAGTGGGCGCGCCCGGGGGCAACCCAGGCCCGACCGGGGCTCCGGATCCCGTCGAGGCGGCAAAGAAGCTCGCCGAGGAGCGGAACAAGGGCAAGACTGCGCCCGCGGGCGGTTATGACCCGTGGGCGACGAAATGAGGTGTGAAACATGAATCTGGAACTCAAGACGACCACAATCGGAGCCAAGACCAGCTTCCTGGACTCCGAGAAGGTCCGATACGTCCGCGGGGGCATCACCCTGGATCACCTATCGGTGCTGCCAGATCCCCTGACCGGGCTAAAGCGCGTCCCGGCCGGCACGGTCGTGGGGCGGCTGGGCAACGGGAAATATGCGCCCTACGTCGCTGGCGCAGCGGCTGTGCCTGGCGTCGCGTCTACCGTCACACTGAAGGCCAGCGGCGCTGCCAACCGGGATGACATCGTCATCACAGCCAAGCAGACCGGGGTCGCCGGCAACGCGATCAAGGTCCAGTTGGTGGACCCCGACGCGGCCAGCGCCAGTCTCAAGGTAGCGGTAGAGACGGACGTCATCCGTGTTTATCTCGCGACGAATGGCGCCAAGGCCATCACCAGCACCATCGGTCAGGTCATCGCCGCGATCAATGCGACGCTCTACGTCAAGGACATCGTAGTGGCGTCGCTAGCAGAGGGCAGTGCTGAGGGTGACGTAGTCATTGCGGTAGCGGCTACCCCGCTTGCGGGGGGCGCAAACGACACCCCGGCGGGAGCGCCGAACGTGACGCCCCGATTCCTGCTCGCAGATGACGTGGTATTCACCACGTTCACAGCGACCGGCGGAGCGGTCCACGGCGACCAGCTGGTCACTGCCATCGACCAGGCCCGGGTGATCGAGGTCAGGTTGCCCGCGGCGATTGACGCCTTCACGAAGGCGAGCATGCCCGGGATCACCTGGGTCTAGGGTGGAGGTGTAACGAATGAGCGAACTGCTGAAGGAATTCTCTCGCAAGGCGACCCTGGCCTATGCCCGGGCTCGTCAGCCGCGTGAATACGTGGGCTTGACGTTGTTCCCGATGCGGGCCACCAACGAACTAACGTTCGAGTACTGGCGCAGCCAGAACCTGCTGCCCGTGATGGCGTCCGTCCAGGCGTTCGGGGCCGAGGCTCAGATCGCGAGCCGCGACGGCGCTGTGAAGGTCAGCGGTGAGATCCCGCCCATCAAGCGGAAGATCAACCTCGGCGAACGAGAGCTGATCGCCCTGAAGCGCGAGGGTGCCGGTGATGTGGCGATGGTCCGCGACCAGCTCTACAACGATCTGGACAACATGATCGACTCGGTGCTGGCCCGTATTGAGGCCATGCGTATGAGTGCTTTGGCCACAGGCCAGATCGTACTCAATGAGAACGGGCTGATCATGACAGTTAACTACGGAGTGCCTGCGGGCAATCAGGATGCTCTGCCAGCGCAGAACGTGGCCGGGGGACAGTGGAACCAGGCCAACGCGCAGCCCATCACGATGATACAAACATGGGTCGACGCGGTGATCGCCGCCTGCGGCGTGAGGCCGACTCGGGCCCTGACCTCCAACACGGTCGTGGCAAACCTGATTCGCAATGCGCAGATCAGGACCATGATCTACGGGGACCAGGGCGGCTCCCGGGCGGTCAGCGTGAATCAGCTCAACGACTTGATGCAGACGCTTAACCTGCCGCGTATCGCCACCTATGACCTGCAGGTGCGGACGCAGGCTGAGAACGGCACGATCACCGCGGGCCGGTTCTTCCCGGCCAACCGGTTCGTGCTGCTGCCGGGCGACGCCCTCGGTGAGACCCTCATGGGACCCACAGCCGAGGCGCTGCTCGATGTCGAGGTGGAGGCGAAGGAATCAGCCGGCGTATACGCCGCGGTAACTCAGGAGACCGAGCCTCCGGCGATCTGGACCAAGGCGGCGGCATGCGCAATCCCCACGTTCCCTCAGGCCGATGCCGTGTTCCAGGCCCAGGTGCTGGCCTAATAGCCAAACGAACGAATGCGGACCCGGCGGTCACTCGGCTGCCGGGTCTAGCTTTCACGGAAGGCGGTGAGCCAAGTGGATGTGATGACCGCCGATGCGTACTTCGAGACTCGGCTGCACTCCGAAGCCTGGGAACAGGCGTCGCCGAGCGACAAAGCGAAGGCCCTGGCCACCGCGGAGAGGCAGATCGGGACGCTGCAGCTGCACGAACTCACGCCTGGCTCGGCGCGGAACGAGGCCATATGCGAGCAGGCGGTCTGGCTGCTGGCCGCCACGGACTATCAGCGCAAGCTCGAATCCGACCTGGCTCGGGGCCTCGTGAGCCGGTCGGTGGGCAGCGCCAGCGAACAATACACTCCGCGTGCCGCGGGGCGGATACCTTTGGCGCCGCTGGCCCTGGCGCTGCTCGATGGATGGATGCAGCAATACCGCATCGGTGAGCTCCGATGATCGCGTCGGTCTGCACGGAGACATGCACGTACTGGCCCGGCACGCCGGACGGCTATGGCGGACGAGATTACGGCCCGCCACAACAGCTGCGCTGCCGGTGGGAGCAGAAGCAGCGGCTGATCCGCACGAAGACCGGCGAGGAGCGCGTCAGCCAGGCGCGGGTATTCCTAACGCGACCGGTCGACCTCGAGGGCCGGCTCTACCGGGGCGCGACCGCTGAGACAGACCCGCGAGTCCTGGATTCCCATGAACTCCAGGCCGGTGAGGAGCTGCAGGAGATGGACGGGACCGTAGTCGGGTGGGTGGTGTGGCTGTGAGGGTGCAGGTGAAGATCGAAGGGTTGCAGCAGGTGCAGGCGCGCCTGAACCGCGAGCTCGCCAAGATCAAGGTTGGCGTCCGAGAGGGGCTGCTTCTTGTCGGGCTGGACTGCCTGGGCAAGTCGGTGCCGGATGCGCCGGTGGACAAGGGCGACCTGCGGGGCAGCGGCTATCTGGACTACGGTGGGACACTGATCGCAAGAGGGCAGAAGGACGGGTCAACTGTACGAAAAGGCCGTCCTCATGCCAACTGCCCGGACGTAGCAGAAATCGGCTTCGGCACGCCCTACGCAGTGCGGCAGCATGAGGAGCTCCAATGGCGGCACCCGAAGGGCGGCAAGGCCAAATACCTGGAGGACGTGGTCAAGAACAACACCGACCGCTGGGTGCGGATGATCTACGACAAGGCGAAGGCGGGAAGGTGAGGGGATGAACTCGCCGGCAATCGATGTCAAGAGCATACTGGTCGCCGCATGGGCGCGGCGGGGCAGCTCCGCCCAGGGGTGGGAGTTTCACGCCACGCTGGAACCTGCCCGGCCGCACACAACTGTGACCGTCTACGACACGGGAGGATGGGGCCCCCCAGTGAATATGCCGCTCTATAACCCCACGATCGAGATCCGCGTCCGAGGCAACCCCGAATCCTACCAGGACGCATATGCCATGGCCGAGTGGGTCCGCAGCGCGCTGCACTCCTACGGGCCCGTGACGGTCGGCGGCATGCGCTATCTGGCTATTCAGCAGATGGGCGAGATCGCGCCACTGGGCTACGACGAGAGCAAGCGACCGGCGTTCTCGCTGAATTTCCAGATGCACCGCGAGCCAGTCGGGGGGTGAACGTTTTGGGTTCGTCCGAAGCGATGAAATACCTAATACTGAGCATCCGGGCCGCCTGTGAGGCGGCTCTGAGCTTGATGGACGAGGAGTCCGGGGAGCAGAAACTGCCGGAGCTGACCGCGTCGCCCGACCCGGCCCTGTGCGAGCATCCGCATGACCAGCGCGTGCGCATAGACGCCATGGGCTCGGAGGGCAGCTGGATATGCGGCGTGTGCGGCTTTAACGGCTCCGAGGGGGTGAATGGCAACAGTGGGTAAGCACATCTTGAAGAACTGCCGTTGCTGGCTCAACGGCTACGATATGAGCGGCGACCTGAGCCAGATGGCGTTGACGTCCACGCCGAAGAACCCGGAACTCAATTTGTTCGGCCCATCGGGCTCTGTCCGGCGGATGGCGGGCCTCTGGAACACGGTGGCCGACCACCAGGGCCTGTGGGACACTGCCGAGACGGGCGGGCTGGACAAGACGCTCTACGATGAGATCGGCGTGTCCGAGGGGGTCATGTCGGTGGCTCCGCTCACCGGGGCGACCGGGGAAACGGCATTTACGTTCGTCTCGACCCTTGGACAGTACCAGCCGGGAGGCAAGCATGGCGACCTGTTCGGCTTCTCGGTCCACGCCGAGGGCGGAAACCTGATACGCGGCACGGTCATGCTCAACGGCGCGGTGACCGCGACCGGTCAGGGCACAGCTAGACAGCTCGGCGCGGTGGCGGAAGGCCAGCAACTGTACGCGGCCATGCACGTCCTCTCGGCGAGCGGGACCAATCCGACGCTGGTGATGGCCGTGCAGAGCGCGACCACGGAGGCATTCGGGACGCCCACGGAGCGCCTGGCCCTGCCGCAGGTGATTGCGCCAGGGGGGTGGTGGGCGGTGCCAGTGGCCGGACCCATCACGGACCAGTGGTGGAGAGTCTCGTACACCGTCGGCGGCACGAATCCAAGTCTCGCCGTGGTGGTAATCATTGGCATACAGGCTTAACGGAGGTGATATCTAGTGGGCAAGATGATCCTGAAGGATGCGCATCTCAGCATCAACGGGAAGGACCTCAGCGACCACCTGGAGCAGATCGAGCTGAACTACTCGGCGGTCATCCATGAGAAAGGCGCGATGGGTGAGAAGTCGGTCACCCGCATCGCCGGACTGACAGACTTCAAGCTGACGGCCACCCTGCTGCAGGACTACGACGCAGCCTCGGTTGACGCGACGCTGTTCCCCTTGATCGGGGCCGCGTCGTTCCCGGTCATAGTCCGGCCGAAGAAGGCGGTCAAAGGCGCCGATAATCCAGAGTTCACCGGCAACGCGGTCCTGTCTAGTTACCCGCCGATCTCCGGGACGCACGGCCAGGTGGCTAAGACGTCCATCTCGCTGGAGGGCGACGGCGACCTGCTCCGGGCCGTATCCTAGCGATTCACGCAGGCCGCTCCATAAGGGGCGGCCTTTCCCAACATAAGGAGGTATTAGCATGCCTAAACCCAGACAGCGGGGCGGCGTCGAGATAGAGTTCGGAGGCGAGACCCGCACGTTGCGACTGAATTTCAACGCGATCGCGCTGCTCGAGGAGCGACTGGGGATGACGATTCCTCAGATCCTGGCTGGCCAGTTTGGCATCCGTGTGGTCCGCGAGGCGCTCTACGTCGGCCTGTCTCAGGACGACCGCACGCTGAACCTGAACAAGGTCGGCCGGATCATGGACTCCGAGCCCGACAAAATCACCTACTGGATGAACAAGGTTTACGAAGCCCTGGCGCTGGCCATGGGCATTACTGATGCGGCGGAGGCCTCGGACGAGGGGGAAGCCCAAGCGCCGGACGAGCCGGCGGGAAGCGGCGAGTAGAAGGATTCGACTGGAACCTGCTGCAGCGGCGAGCGGCGGAGATCGGACTGACGCCGGACGAGTTCTGGAGCTTGACGCCGCATGAGTTTACGCTATGGTGCCAGGGCTACCGAGACCGCCGTGAGGGCGATCGGGCTCTAGCGGCCTGGACGGCGGCAAACATCATGAGCTGCTGGACCAGCGAACCTGTGCAGCCGGCTGCCCTGCTGGGGATCGAGACGGACCCGGAGGAGGCCCTGGTGGCGGAGTGGCGCCGCTTGCACGGCAACGATGACGATGACGATGAGGACGAGGAGGTGACGGTCGATGCCGCTGGTGATTGGTGAGCTTTTGGTTCGGCTTGAGGCCAGCACCGAGGGGTTGCAGAAGATTCAGAAGGGCATGGAGGAGGTCGCCAATAAGGCGCAGAGGGCCGGGCAGACCCTGTCCATCGGCCTGACGGTGCCCCTGGCAGCGATCGGTACGGCCGCCATCAAGGCCGGCATGGACGCCGTGGAGGGCGAAAACCTGTTCGAGGTGTCCATGGGCCGGATGGCCGACTCCGCCCGCAAGTGGTCGCAGGACCTGCGGAAGGAGCTCGGGCTCAACGAGTATCAATTGCGACAGCAGGTCGGCACCTTCAATGTGATGTTCCAGGCCATGGGCATCGGCGAGACGGCTGCGTATGACATGGCAAAGGGGCTCACGCAGCTCGCCTACGACATGAGCAGCTTTTTCAACATGCAACCGGAGGCGGCGTTCGAAAAGTTGACGGCAGCCATCTCCGGGCAGGTCCAGCCGCTCAGGCAACTCGGAATCGTCATCAACGAGACGACCATCGAGCAGTACGCCCTCAATCACGGCATGATCAAGCAGGGAGAACAGCTGAGCGAGCAGGGCAAGATTCTGGCGCGATACGGCGCCATCATGGAACAGACCGCCGTGGCCCAGGGCGACATGGCGCGGACTCTGGACTCGCCGGCGAACAAGTTGCGCATCTTGCAGGAGCAGATCAGGCAGACATCCACGGAGTTCGGGATTGCGCTGCTGCCAGCATTTCACTCGGCGATGGAGGCGGCCCGTCCGCTGGTGGACAAGCTGAAGGACGCGGTCGACTGGTTCAGCAACCTGTCGCCGGCCATGCAGGAGAACACCGTGAAGTGGCTGGCGCTGGCTGCGGCAATCGGGCCGGTAACCCTGGCCATCTCACAACTGATCAAGGTCGGAGGCGTAGTCGCGGGGGTGATCGGTGGGATACTTCCGGTCGTCAACAACGCCATTTTCGCTTTCGCTGCATGGCAGGCCGGGGCCGCGACGTTGTCCGAGGCGCTGGGTCTGGCGGCAGGCAAGATGTCATTCCTGTTCGGCCCGGCCGGGATAGTGCTGGCCGGCATCAGCGCCATCGCCCTGTGGGTAAAACACACGAACGACACCATCGAGGCCGAGCGGCGTTTGCAGACTCAGCACGAGTCTACCGCGGCCACTCTCCGCGATCTGCGCGACCGATATTCCGAGATCAGCGGCCTGATGGACAAGCTCAAGCCCGGCACAGACGAGTACAAACGACTCGAAGGCGAATTGCAGACAGTCATGACGCAGCTGAATGACATCCTGCCGGATGTCACGACAGCCACCGACAACCTGGCCGAGGCCCGTCGCCGCAACCTCAGCGCCATCGATGACGAAATCGCCAAGGAGACGGCGCTGGCGGCCGCGCTAGAGCGCACCGCACTGCAACGAGACCAGGCGCGCAAACAACGAGAGATCGAGCACTACTCGGTCGAGGCCAGCCGCTGGCGGGCGCAGGGTGAGACGAGTCTGGCCGAGCACCTGGAGAAGCAGCGGGCCAAGGCTGAGAATGAGTTAATCGCTCTGAACCAGCGCCTTGCGCTAGTTGCCGAAGCGATCAGGACCGGCGACTACTCGAAGCTCATCGCGGCGCTGCCGGCTGCAAAGGCAGCCGGCGGTGCAGGCAGCGCCGGGGCCATCCCGGGTGTGCCGACGGGCACCGGTGCGGCTGCGACGAAGGCCACGGGAAAGACTCCAGAGGAGATCTGGCGCGAGATCATCGACGGGCTCCGGCAGGCCCAGCGAGAGATGGCCGCGGGCATATACCCCGAGATGCGCATGGCTCTCGCCAGGGGCGAGAAGTGGGACTGGAAGGCCGAGACGGCCGCATTGATCGAGGACACCATCAGGGCCCTGTATAGCGCCGGGATGACCCCGGAGCACAACAGCATGCAGTGGCTGGTGCGGGAGTATACGGGGCTTGTGGGAGGCGCAGGCGAGGATCTGTTGTCGCGCCTGGGGATCCTCAGCGCCGGCAGGCGCGACAGGCCGGTGGCAGACTGGGGTCTCGCGATGACCTCGACGGAGCGACAGGTCAGAGAGGCTGTGCAGCAAGTCCGCGACAGCATCGTAGGTGAGGCCATTCAGGAAGTAGCAGATATCGCTGAGCGCCGGCGCACCACATCGGGCGGACTCGAAACCATAATGGCGTGGGGCATGACAGCTGGCGAGAGACAGGCCCGTGATGCAGTGCGTCAGGTCCAGGATGCTCTGTTCGCGGAAGCGATTCAGGGCGTCGTCGACAGCGCCGAGGCTCGCCGCGCTAGATCAGGTGGCGTTGATACGGTCCTGGCGTGGGGCATGACCGCATCGGAGCGGCAGGTCCGCGAAGGCGTTCGTCAGGTCGCAGACTCGATCTATACGGAGGCGGTTCAGGCGGTGGTCGACGCCGCGGAGACGCGACGCGCCCGCTCGGGCGGCGTGGAGATGGTGCTTGCATGGGGTATGACCACTGGAGAACGCCAGGTGCGGGAAGGCGTGCGCCAGGTCGCGGATGCCATCTTTACTGAAGCCATACAAAGGGTTGTCGAAGCCGCAGAGTCTCGCCGTGCCCGCTCGGGGGGCGTGGACACTGTGCTCTCGTGGGGGATGACGCTCAGTGAGCGCCAGACACGCGACGCCGTTCAGCAGGTCCGAGACGCGCTATTCGCCGAAGCGATCCAGGCCGTTGTAGATGCTGTGGAGATGAGGCGCGCTAGATCGGGCGGCATGGAGACTGTGACCGCGTGGAAGCAGACACTGCCTGAACGCCAAGTCCGTGAAGGCGTTCAACAGGTCCGAGACGCTCTGTTCGCCGAAGCGATCCAGCAGGTAGTGGAAGCGGTAGAAGCCAGGCGATCTCGATCAGGCGGGGTCGAGACCGTTTTATCCTGGAGCATGATGCTCAATGAGCGCCAGGTGCGGGACGCCGTTCAGCAGGTGCGTGATGCTCTGTTCGCCGAAGCGATCCAGCAGGTTGTCGATGCTGCAGAAATGAGGCGCTCCCGGTCTGGAGGCGTTGAGACGGTTCTCGCATGGGGTCTGACCACCGAAGAGCGCCAAGTCCGTGAAGGCGTTCGTCAGGTGCGTGATGCTCTGTTTGCTGAGGCTATCCAGCAGGTAGTGGAAGCGGTAGAAGCCAGGCGATCTCGATCAGGCGGAGTTGAAACAGTCCTGGCCTGGGGGATGACGCTCAGTGAGCGCCAGACACGCGACGCCGTTCAGCAGGTGGCAGATGCCATCTTTGCTGAGGGGATACAGTCGGTGGTCAACGCAGTGGAAGCGCGTCGCGCGCGTTCAGGCGGGGTTGAAACGGTCCTTGCCTGGGGGATGACCGCCGGCGAGCGGCAGACGCGTGAAGCTGTTCAGCAGGTACGTGACGCTCTGTTCGCCGAGGCTATCCAGCAAGTGGTGGAAGCGGCAGAAGCCAGGCGTTCGCGGTCCGGCGGAGTCGAGACTGTCATGGCCTGGGGGATGACGCTCGGCGAGCGGCAGGTCCGCGAGGGCGTCGCGCAGGTAGCGGACGCCATTTTCGCCGAGGGCATACAGGCCGTTGTAAACGCTGTGGAGGCCCGCAGAGCCAGATCCGGTGGCGTCGAAACGGTCCTTGCCTGGGGTATGACCGCCGGAGAGCGCCAAGTACGTGAAGGCGTGCGGCAGGTCGCGGAATCGATCTATGCGGAAGGCATACAGGCAATCGTAGACGCTGTAGAGGC